TAAACAGTGATTTGGACAATGAAGAAAAACTAAAAGGAATTGAAAACTTTATTGAGCAAAATTACGTTGAAAAAAGTGTTTCTGACGAAAACAAAAATCAGACAGAAGAAAAATACTTGGCTGAAATTCAGAAGCTAAAAAATGATTTTGAAAATGAGAAAAAGCAGTCGTTAATTGACAATGAAATCCAAAAATGCGGCGGTAAAAATATCAAAGCCATAAGAGCTCTTATTGAAGAAGGCGATATTTTTAACGACGAAAACGGAAATCTATGTGTCGACCTTTCAAGAATTATGAAAAGCGACCCGTATCTTTTTACTCAAAAAAGTGAAAATCTGGTGGGAACCGGAGTATCCAAAGGCAATCTATCAAAACGTAAAAAGTCTTTTATGGACTATGCAAGAAAAGGTGCCGGACTTAAATAAAAGGGGGATTTTAAATGGCAAACAGCATTGATTATGCATCAAAATTTTTACCTGTAGTTGACGAAATATACAAAGCGGAATCTGTGACGGAAAATCTTGATTCAAACTCTATGACCGATTTTACAGGCGCAAACGAAATTAAAATATTAAAAGTATCAACGACTGGCCTTGGCAATTATTCGAGAACAAACGGATACCCGAAAGGCGATGTGACTGCAACATGGGAAACTTTAAAGCTTTCACAGGAAAGAGGCAAAGAAATCTCTGTTGACAGAATGGACGACGAGGAAACATTAGGAATGGTTTTCGGAAAAGTTACCGGAAACTTTATGAGAGAATGGGTTGTACCTGAGCTTGACGCCTACAGATTTGCAAAATACGCTTCATCTAACGGAATCGGCACAGATGCGGCCACAATTACGAAAGACAACATTCTTACAAAAATTGACGACGCTTCAATGCAGATGGACGACGCCGAAGTGCCTCAGGAAGGACGTATGCTTTTTGTAAGCAGCGAATTAAAGCCTGCTTTTAACAGTGCTTTATCACGTCAATGGACAAATGAAAACGAAGCCAACACTGTCGTTACAAAATACAACAACATGAGTGTTTTTTATGTTCCTAAAACGAGATTTTACACTGGTATTACTCTTAACGACGGTGCCGACAGCTGGGGATATGCAAAAGCCGACGCTGCTGTAGGCATTAACTTTATGATGATATATCCGGAAAGCGTTGTACAGGCAAAAAAATTTGCCATGCCTAAAGTTTTCTCGCCTGACGAAAACCAGAAGCTTGACGCCTGGCTTTTCCAGTTCAGACTTTATCATGACGCTTTTGTTTACGAAAACAGGGCAAAAGGCATCTTTATGAGCAAAAAGGAATCATGAAAGACTGGTGATTTTGTTTGAACACACTCGAAAAAGCAAACTTAATTTATGGAAAAAGCACTGATAATGAACGCCTTGATTTTGCCGTAAAGCGAGCTAATGAAATAATCTGCGGTTACTGCAACATAAATGAAATTACAGACGACTCTCTTGACGACATATGTGCCGAAATTGCGGCGGACATTTACAGCAGAGAATGCGACGGAGAAAAACTTAAAAGCATTTCGGAAGGCGATGTATCTATGACATTTTTAGAGGATGTGGGATACAGCTATATAAACAACTACAAAGCAAAGCTTGAAAAATTCAGGAGGTTAAAATGGAATTAAAACAGGCAAAACTGCTTTTTAATGACAAATGTGACGTATACAGATGCACTGAGGAAAAAAGCGGAGCTGTTACAAAAAACACATACAGTCTTAAATATGATTCTGTAAATTGCAAGCTGAGTTTTTTAAAAAGTGGTTTTGACAGTGAAACAAATACTATAAGCACAAAGAACCAAAGTGTACGGCTTTTTCTTGAAAATGAGCCCCAAATTGAAAGCGGTGACGTAATTATTGTTTACCACATGGGTACAACAGTAAAATATAAGGCGGCCTCAGAAGGAAAGCATTACATAACGCATCAGGAAACAGAGATTGATATTTTTGATGAAAATCCTTAACAAGGAATGATTAGAATGGAAGAAAAAATTAAAAATGCCATTGAAACGGCTTTAGACAACTGTTTCGGAGATGAATTCAGAATATATGACGAGAAAGTTACTCAGGGATTACAAAAACCATGCTTCTTTATAAGAACTATTAAATCTGAAATTCAGTCTATGATTATGAACAGAGGAATTTTAGACGTGGTTTTTGAAATTGAAGGCTACAGCAAATGCGGTTTATATGAGGAACTTACAGATATGCTTGGGAAAATATTTGAGGCCATTAAAATTGTTCAAAGCGATGATGAGAAATACTTTGCTTTCAGGCGTGAAGCATCATGCGAAAAAGACAAGGTCATTATTGAGGCGGAATACAGAGTAAGCATATATATTACTGAGGACAGCTCGGAACTTATGGAAAAACTTGAAATGAATGAATAAGAGAGGTGTAAATTATGGCTTTAGGAGGAGGTACTTTCCTTACTCAAAACAAGGTACTGCCGGGTACATACATAAATTTTGTCAGTGCGTCAAACGCAAGTGCCAGCATAAGTGACAGGGGTTATGCGGCTGTGGCCTGCGACCTTAAATGGGGAACGGAAGGTAAAATTTTTGAGGTAACAGCCCAAGAATTTTTATCTGACAGCTTCGATATTTTCGGATTCGATTACAGTTCCAACGAGCTTAAAGGAATAAAAGATATTTTTACAAACGCAAACACGGTTTATTTTTACAGACTTAACGGCGGAGACAAGGCAACATGTTCTATTGCTAAGGCAAGATGCGGCGGTACAAGAGGAAATGACATAAAGATTACTGTTGAAAGCGGTGATGACGGGTTTACGGTTAAAACATTGGTGGATGAGACTGAAGTTGATTCTCAAACCGTTACGTCTGCGGACAAGCTTGAAGACAATAATTTTGTTACATTTATAAAAGATTCAATACTTGAGGCTTCAGCCGGAATTTCTCTTTCTGGCGGAACAGATACCGAAAGCACAGCAGCCGACCACCAGAAGTTTTTAAATTTATCGGAAAGCTACAGCTTTAACATTTTAGCTTGCATAAGTGACGACAATGCCATAAAGAAACTTTACGGTGATTTTACCAAGACAATGCGCGAAGACTATGGTATTAAATTTCAAGCGGTTATACACGATTACAGCGGTGATAATGAAGGTATTATTAATGTAGGAACTGATTCAAAGGAAGATGAAAAATACGGCCTTGTTTGGTGGGTCAGCGGAGCTGAATGTGCATGCAACATAAACGAAAGTTTAACAAACAAAACTTATGACGGGGAATACACACCGGATGTTGACTTTACTCAAAGTGAGCTTGTAAAAGCAATAAATGCAGGAAAATTTATGCTGCACAGAAACGGAAACGACATTAAAGTGTTAGAGGACATAAACTCATTTACCGAGTTTTCAGACACAAAAAGCAGCGATTTTTCAGACAACCAGATAATAAGACTTTTAGACTCAACAGGAAACGACATTGCCGTTATGTTTAACAATCACTATCTTGGGAAAGTTCAAAACAACAAGTCAGGAAGAACTGCTTTTTGGAACGACATTGTTTCTTACAACAGACAGCTTCAGGACCTTGGTGCTATTGAGGATTTCAAAGCGGAAGACGTTACAGTCGAAATCGGAGACGACAAGAAAACAGTTGTTGTTAAAAACTCCATTACTCCTGTATGTGCTATGAGCAAGCTTTATATGACGGTTGTTGTGGAGTAAAAAAGGGGGAAAACAAATGGCGCAGGTAATGAATGCGAAAGACACTATAATTGCTTCTATGGCTGAATGTTATGTTACAATCGACAATCACAGATACAACTTCATGCAGGCAATCAACCTTGAGGCAAAAATGGAAAAGACTAAAGTAGAAGTGCCTATTTTAGGAAAAACCGGAAAAGGAAACAAATCAACAGGCTGGAAGGGAACAGGTACAGCAAAATTTCACTACAACAGCAGCGTTTTCAGAAAGCTTTTATATGAGTTTAAGGAAAATGGAGAAGACATGTATTTTGATATACAAATCTCAAACGAGGACCCTACAAGCAGTGTTGGCAGGCAGACAATTATACTTAAAGACTGCAACCTAAACGGCGGTGTACTGGCGAAGTTTGATGCTTCGGCTGTATATCTTGAGGAAGAATACGACTTTACTTTTGAGGATTGGGAAATGCCTGATAAATTTACAGAACTTGGATAAAATTTTTATCCCGCAGCAGTGGTTTTTATTACTGCTGTGGGATTTACATAATAGGAGGTAAAAATGGATCTTGATATTTTTCTTAGCCAAAACAAAATTAAAAAAGAAAATGTGAAATTTGCGGCAAGCCAAAGCTTTCAGTTAGACGGAGAACCAGTTTTATGGGAAATAAGAGCTCTAAGCGGCGATGAAGAAGAAAAAATAAGAGTTCTTTGTATTATGGAACAAAACGGCAAAAAGGTATTTGACAATGCCCGCTACTTAGGGAAAATTGCGGCTGCCTCTACTGTTTATCCGGATTTATTTAACGAAAAACTCCAAGACAGTTACGGGGTTTGGGGTGAAGATGAATTGCTTAAAAAAATGCTTACAGCCGGAGAATACATAGAATACATAAAAAAAGTTCAGGAAGTAAACGGATTTTCAAAATCTATGAATGAGCTTAAAGACGAAGCAAAAAAATGATAAAGGAAGGTTTGTTTGACACAGTTGTGGCATACAAGGCCTTCCTTAAAGCCGGATTGCTTCCTTCGCATTACATAAAGCTTTCAAAGGAAGAGCGCGCATTTATTGCGGCTTGCATTGAAATTGAAACCGATAAAAAAAGAAGGTGAAAAAATGTATTTGGTTTACATAGGCAATATTCTTCTGCCTGTAGCTCCTGAAAAAATATCTATTAATTACAAGGGGCAAAACGACACAATAAAGCTTATAAATATGGAAGAATTAAGCCGCATAAGAACTCCGGGGCTTACGGAATATGAATTTGATGCTATACTTCCGGGGGGAAAAGTGCCTTATGCGCAATATCTTACTACTTTTAAAGAACCATATACTTATATAAAGGAACTTAAAGAAATATTTTACGGCGGCAAAACTGTACTGTTTAAAATAATAAGAAAAGACTTGCCTTACCAAAGAGTCGGTTTTACAACCAAGGAAACAGTTACAATTGAAAGAATAGGGATTGTAGAAGCGGCAAATGATGGCCTTGATGTGAGAATCAGCCTTAAATTAAAGCAATACAAAGCTGCTAAAAGCACAAAAACCGGAAATATTTATGCTCAAAGCTCATATGTCAGAACAAGCTCTCACGAAACACCATTACTGTACACAGTTAAACCCGGCGACAATTTATGGAGCATTTGCAAAAGAGAATTAAACAATGCTCTAAAATACCCTGAAATTGCAAAGTTAAACGGTATAAAAGACCCAAGCAAAATTTATCCGGGGCAGGTGATTAAGCTTGAATAGTGCAAAAATAGAAATAGACCATGACAATACTACTTTTACTGCTGTGGCCGAGGAAAGCGTAAAAATATCTCAAAGCAGAAGCCTTATGCCTTCAAAAGCTATTTTTAATGTGCTTAAAGATGATAAACTGGATTTTACAGAAGGCGACAAGGTTAGGATTTACATTGATGACATTGGATTATTTTCCGGCAGGATATTTTCAAAAAGCCGTGACAAGGAAAAATTAATTTCTGTTACTGCATACGACCAGCTTAGGTATTTAAAAAACAAAGGCACATATTTTTTTACAGGCAAAAATGTTTCGGGAATAATTAAGACAATAGCCGGTGACATGAATCTTACAGTCGGAGAAATTGAAAATTCACCTTATACGGTATCAGACATGATTTGTGACGACAAAACATTATTCGACATAATTCAGGGTGCAATTGACGAAACTTACGAAAACACAGGTACTCTTTTTATACTTACCGATGATTTTGGCAAGATTTCTTTAAAAAACTGCAAAAATATGGCTGTGGATTATTCCGTTTTGGACAGCACTGCGGAAAATTTCAGCTACAGTTCTTCAATTGACAACGGAGTATTTAACTGCATTGAGCTTACAAAAAAAGACCGAAAAAACGGTGACAAAGAGTATTTTAAAAAAGATGAAAACCTTCAGTCAAGGTGGGGAGTTTTAAAATATTCAGGCAGTGTATCAGATGACGAGGACGGAAACTTGAAGGCTGAAAAATTATTAAAACTTTACGGGCAAAAAAAACGCAGCCTTTCAATAAATGGAGCTTTTGGGAACTCCAACGTAAGAGCAGGAAGCCTTATATATGTGAAAATGGAAAACGAAACCGATATTGGCATAGACAGCAAAATGCTGTGCGAGGAAGTTGAGCATATATTTAATAACGGTATTTACACAATGAACATTGTTTTAAGAGGAGGTCTTATAAATGACTGATTTTAATGATTTTTGTACTTTGGACGACCTCATGAAAAGCATAGAATATATTGAAAACATGGCTGTTAAAGATAATGATTTTGTTTTAAACGAAAATAACGAGAATAAAAATGATATTTTTGGTATTCCGATTGTTGAAAACAATGAAAAAGAAAAAAATAACGACGACGGAAACTTAAAAAAAGAAAATCCTAAAAACGTTTCATCTGTTTTCGATACGTTTTATACGAACACAAACAAATTTTTATCTGAGATAAGTTCAAACGTTCTCACAAACAAAATTTTAGCTGAAATGAGTTCAAGCTTTTTAACAAATAGTTTTAATTATGAAGACAGCAATTTCTCAAATAATGATTCTGTTCTAAACTTAAATAAAAGCAAAAATACTGATTACGAATATACAAACTTCTTAGACTCGACAGAAAAATTTGAGAAAAATTTAAACAATGACGAAAGTTTTTCGGAAAATTCTAATATAAAAAAATACGCGCAGCATAACGAATATTTCGGCGACAATTTTTACAATAAAAACACAACCAGCGATTTAAGAAGCCAAGACAAAAACATAAACATTGTTTTGAATAACTATTCAAACATATACAATAAATCAGACGAAGACAACATGATAAATTGTCTTGCCGAAAAAATAGCCGAATATGTTGCATACGGCGGTGAAGGTACACACATATAAAAGGGAAGTGATTTATTGGACAAATTAATAAATGCTTTAAAACAGCTTTCAGTCTCAGCAAACGAGGCATCGGATCCAGTTAAAATAATTTTTGGGACAGTTGAGAAAGAGAAACCTCTTATCATACGTTCTCAGCAGAAAATGAGCATTAATGAAAAACACCTTTTACTAACTGGTGCCGTAATGGATACACAGCAGGAAATGGACTTCGATATTTATACCGAAAATACAAATTCATACACAAATCACAACCACAAAATACTGGGTAAAAAGAAAATTACAATATGCAACCATCTAAAAAAAGGCGAAAAAGTTATAATGCTTAGAGTTCAGGGCGGACAAAGATTTATTGTTCTTGACAGGGTGGTGGAAAATGTATGAGTGATATGATTACCAAAACATATTGTCTCGATGAAGACAGAAAAACAATTCATGGTTTTATTTACGAAAAAGAAGCAATGAAGCAGGCAATTAAAAACATATTATATACTCAAAGATATGCTTTTGAAATTTACAGTTACAATTATGGAAGCGAAATAAGCAAAATGATTGGTACTAATTTAGGTGATACTGAAACTATTATTGAAAAATACATAGAAGATGCTCTTCTTGCCGATGAGAGAATAAGCAGTATTGAAAATATTGAAGTAGAAAAAAACGGCAGAAACTTCGAAATAAAATTTAATGCTGTTACTGCCGAAGGCCTGATTGGTATGGAAACGGAGGTGTAAAAAAATGTTTGAAAATATGACTTATGAGGAACTTTTGAAAAGCAAGCTTGCATTAGTTGACGACAGTCTCGACAAAAGAGAAGGAAGCATTATTTATGACACTCTTGCCCCAAATAGTGCCGAAAGCAGCAGGCTTTATGCAGACATGGATATTTTTGCTGACAGAATGTTCGCCGATACGGCCATAGGCGATGACCTTGAAAGGCGAACTGCTGAAAGAAACATAAAAAGGAACAGCTCTGTAAATGCAGTATTTAAAGGTTATTTTTATGACACCGACGGGAACGCTTTTGACATTTCTATCGGTGACAGATTTCAGGGCGGTACAATGAACTACAATGCCGTTAAAAAACTTGACAAGGGTGTCTTTAGCATGCAATGCGAGACACCCGGCAGCGAAGGCAACAGCTACACTGGGAAAATTATTCCTGTTGAATACATTGACGGTCTTGCCACAGCGGAAATTTCTGAAATAATTACTTACGGCGAAGACGCTGAGGACGACAACAGCCTAAGAAAAAGATATTTTAACAGTTTTGACACCAATTCATTTGGCGGAAACATTGACGACTACAAGAACATTGTTTCTCAAATAGACAGTGTTGGAGGATGCAAAGTATTTCCTGTTTACTATGGCGCCGGTACTGTAAGACTTGTGTTAATTAACAACGGCTATGAGATACCCGATGATGACATTATAAACGAGGTACAAGAATTAATTGACCCTAAACCAAAAGGAAGCGGATATGGAAAAGCTCCCATCGGACATGATGTTTATGTTGAAGCCGCAAAAGGAAAGACAATAAACGTCAGTGCAAGTCTTACCATTTCTGACGGATATGACAAAGACACGGTTTTTCAAAACGCAATAGAATCAATTAAGGATTATTTTTTACAGCTTGCCAAGGAATGGGGACAAAGTGACAGTCTCACTGTCAGAATAAGCAGAATTGAAATGAAGATACTTGACACCGACGGAGTGATTGATGTTGAGAATGTATCAATAAACAGTGCAAAAGAAAACATTGTGCTTGACAGTGACTGCATACCTATACTTGGAACGGCGGTGTTTGAATGAAAAAATACTTAGAATATCTGCCGGAGTTTTTAAGGGATTACAGAGAAATTAAGGCTATAGCAAACGCAGAAGATGCCATTTTTAGCGACGAGGAAGCTTATCTTAATTCATGCATGTCAATGCCATGGGTAAGCACATCAGACGAAAAAGGAATAAAGCGTTATGAAAGCATGTTTGACATTAAAAGCAGTAACTCTGATTCGTTGGATACAAGAAGAAAAGCAGTAAAAATATATTTAAACCGTTCTTTTGTTTATACATACAAGAATTTTGACGAATATCTATGTAGCATATGCGGAAGCGACGGGTATAAATTTGAGGTCTTAAATTCTGAATATAAAGTTAACATTAAGCTGGCATTAAGTGTAGCTTCTCTTTACAACATGGTAAGCGAAAATGCAAGAAAAATAATTCCGGCCAACATGGCTCTTAATGTAGAAATTATGTATAACGAGCACAATGACATTTCAAAATACACACACAAACAATTATCAGCATACACTCATGATGAAATGAGAGAAAAAAATATAACCTCCTAATTTTTAGGAGGTTACTTACATGTGCGCGACATGATTCGAACACGCGGCCTTCTGATCCGTAGTCAGACGCTCTATCCAACTGAGCTACGCGCACATAACTTAAAGCATTACTAATTATAAGAGTACTTACTGATTTTGTCAAGTGAAAAAGACAGGTTATTTGAAAAAAATATTTTCAGGATTATAATGATTTATTTTTATATTTCAAAACCGTTGCATTTATCGCTTAATTATAATTATAATAGATAATTATAAGGAGGGACCTACTTTATGAAAAATAATACACCGACTCCGCATATAGGAGCCAAAATGGGTGAAATAGCCGAAACAATTCTTCTTCCGGGAGATCCGCTGAGAGCAAAGTTTATTGCTGAAAACTACTTGGAAGATGTAAAGCAATTTAACTCCACAAGAAACATGTTTGGATACACAGGTAAATACGGCGGAAAGACACTGTCTGTTATGGGAACCGGAATGGGATGTCCTTCAATGGGCATCTATTCTCATGAGCTTATTAACTTTTACGGATGCAAAACACTTATAAGAATAGGAACTGCCGGCTCCATGAACAAAGATGTTAAAATAAAAGACCTTGTTATTGCAATGGGTGCCTGTACGACCTCAAACTACGTAAGACTTTTTGGACTTCCGGGTGACTTCAGCTGTATTTGCAGTTACAAACTATTAAAAAA